CCCATGAGCAGCGATCCGATCCTCGGCTTCCCTCTCATTGACCCCAACCAGACCGGCAAGACGCTGACGCTCAACACGGCGATCGACGCCATTGCCCAAAGCATGGCGGGCACGCTCAACATCGACGCCTCGACGTACGCGACGCCCTATACGATCCCTTACAGCGCGGCCCCTGACGAGCCGGCCGGCACCAAAACAGCCCTGCGCTTCTTCTACATGAACGTCACCGGTGCGCTCTCGGGCGCCTGGACCGCCTATATGCCGACCGGGCAGTATGCGCACTTCTATGTCGCGAACAACACCTCGGGCGGCTTCAACATCACAATCATGGTGAGCGGCCAGACCGGCGTCGTCGTGGCACCCGGCGAGACGCGGCACTGCTACCTCAACGGGACCGACGTGGTATCCTTGACCGATACCGGCCCGATCGCCTTCACCGTCTCGCCGACCGTCCCGACGCTGCCGTACTGGGACAACTCGACGAAGGTCGCCAATTCAGCCTTTGCTCAAGCCATGTTGGCGCAGTCGATGGGGTACTGCCCGCTCAACATTGCCGGGGGAGCCATAACCTATAGCTTCAGCTCGCTCGGCTCCGGTGCGACAGTCACGTACACCGTCGCAGGCGGTGCCATCAATGCGATTACTGCCGTTCCAGCGCCGGGCTCTCTGTACCACGTCGGCGACATCCTTAACGTCACGGGTGGAAATCAAGACGCGCTGATCGCCGTAGCAACGCTATCCGGATCGGGGGCGGCATCCTTCACCATCCTTTATGGCGGCACTGGATATACGGCAGCGGCAGGCGTCGCAACGGTTAGCGGCATCGGATTTGCGCCGTTCACTATCGCGCTGAATGGCGCGATCACCGGCAACATCACGATCCTACTGGCCTACGGGACTTACATAACCCAGGGGCAGCAATATATCATCTTCAACAATACCACTGGCGCGCACACGGTTACGGTCAAATGCGCGACTTCCACCAACACTGCGCAAGGCACCGGCGTCGTTCTCCCGCAAGGAACCAGTAACAGCCTGGGCACCCTCGTTACGACGGACGGCGAAACGGACGTGTGGTTCGGTTCGTCTTATGACCTGAACAAGTCCCTCGGCACCGCGACGATCACCGGCGTCACGCCGGGCACGACTGACCTGACGATCAATACGGCCTTCCTGTCGATCAGCTCCAGCACTATCCTGGCCGATTTCAGCGCCAGCTTCGTGCAGACGAGTGGCGGCGGGAGCGCCAACACGGCGTTAGGGCTCCAGGTCGATCCCACGATCGGCGCGGCGAACAGCAAGAACTGGACGGCGACGTTCGGACTTACCGGCGTATCCATAGCGCCCTCGATCACCTCGGGCGCGAGCGGCACGATCACCGGCATGTCCGCGATCATTTGCTCGATCTCGAATTTAGCGGCGGGTGCCACGCTCACGAACGCCATTGCTCTCACAATCAACCCTGCGGTAGCAACCGGCACGATCACGAACAATATCGGTGCCAACATCAACCCCGGCACGGCCGGCGGCACGACGAACGTCGATCTTCTGATCGGCACCGCGACGATCCCGACCGGTAACTTCTCGATCTACAATGCCAACACTGCCTTATCTCAGTTTGCGGGGCCGATTAAGATCACCGCTGCGACGGCCGGCACTGAAGACTTGACGATCAGTCCCACATTTGCCGGGCTCGCTTCTAGCACAATCGCTGCGGACATAAATCCAATCACGAACGTTACCGCTGCGGACACCGCCAATACGTTGCAGGCCCTTCAACTTGCTCCTACGATCGGTGCCACGAATAGTAAAAATTGGACTGCAACGATTGGTCTCAAAGGATTAAATATAGCCCCTGCTATCACGGCAGGTGCGACAGGAACCCTAACCGGCATGTCTGGTATCAGCATCGGGATCGCTAACAACGCGGCTGGTGCGACGATTACGAACGCTTATGGGATTAAAGTCAACAATGCCGTGGCGACAGGCACGATCACAGGAAACGTTGGGATATGCTCCAACGCGGGAACGGTTGGTACGTATAACGTAGACCTGCTGCTCGGGACCGCGACTATCCCCTCGTTTACCTACGCGATCTACAGCGCCAGTAGCGCTCCCAGCTTCTTCAACGGCTCGATCACTACGAACGGCATGTTTATGGCCTACTTGCCGTTCAACAATGCGGTCGGTCCTGCCTCACTCTCACAGCAAATCGCAGCTGGAGCTACAGGATACTTTGGGCCGATAGGCTGGTTCACCGGTTCTCAAGCCCAAGCATGGGTCATGCCGTTTGCCTGCCACATGACAACTGTTGTACTCCTCACTGAGCAAACTCCAGGAATAGGCCAGACCTATACAGTCACAGTATATGACAACAACGCCGCGACGGCAATGACTGGAACGATCACAAACGGCAACTTTGGCATCACCTTGACGGGAGCACTTGCCATATCCGCAGCGCACAATGTTACTATCGGGATGACCCTTTCCGGCGGGGCAACAACGACTAACGTCCGCGGATACGCAATTCTAGCGCCTTAGAGGAGAATTACCGTGCCCGATCCAACTTTAGCACAAAGGTTTACTGCTGTTGAAATCAGCAGTAACGGTATTGCGGGACCAGTTCCCCCCCGTCGTTCCGCGGTTTAATCTCTTGTCTGCTACAGTTTCGCCTCCTGGCACCGGAAAAGTAATGCCTCTCGTTGCGAATGGACCCGCGGACATCGTGCTCAAAGGGTGGTTGACAACCAAAGACCCGTCTGGTAACATCATCTACCTTCCTTATTTCGGATAATGGAGACCCCTATGCCCCAGATCAAAGTGACCCTCGAAACTCTCGTCAAGAGCATGGACGCCCTTCGCGAGATCGGCACCCTCAAGCAGCCCGTCCTCAATTACAAGATAGCCAAGGTGATCAACGCCGTTCAAACGGAGCTAGGCCACTACGGCAAGTCGCGGAACGCGCTCATTACGGAATGCGCCGAGAAGAACGAAGACGGCTCGGTTAAGGTTGACGGGATCGGTAATCCGACCCTCACCAATCCCACCGAATTCGCCGCGGCTCACCAGCTCCTCCTCGATACCGAGACCGAGATCACCGTGCCGGTTATTCCGGCTCTCGATCTCAGCAATGCCGAGGTGTCCGGGATGACACTATCCGCTCTCACATGGCTTCTCGTTGACGAGGAGCAAGATAAGGGGTAAACCATGGCTCTCGACCTGTTCTTCGACGGCTTCGACCACCAGAACGCCTACTCCGACCTGGCTACCGGTAACAAGTGGACCGGGACGGATAGTGGCGTTCTCAGCGTCTCGATCGACGCGACGACTTTCCGGTTCAACGGGAAGTCGCTGAAGCTGCTGCCGGGTGGCGGGGTCTACAAGAACACTCCAGGCGCGGAGACGGTGGTGGTCCTGGGCTTCGCGCTGACCTACACCCTGGGCTCGGCCCCGGAAGTCTTCGTATACAGCACCGCTAACCAGACGGGCGTCAATGTCACGCTCACCGTCGATCAGGTCAACGCTCAGCTCCAGCTTCGCTCGGGTGGCAATAACGGGTCCGTCCTGGGCAGCTCGGGGAACGGCACCTTCGAGCCGGCGACGTGGTACTATGTCGAGGTGGAAATCCTGGCTTTCTCCGTAGCGTCGGGGGCCGCGAAGGTCTACATAAACGGCACAAAAAATATCGACGTGAGCAGTGCCAACACCGCCCCGAGCGCGACGCACTGCAACAGCTTCACGTTGATGAACGACAGCTCGGGTAGCCAACCGTGCTGGTTTGACGACTTCTACTTCCATAATGAAGGGGGCTCCGCACCGTTCAACGCGGTCCTCGGGGACACTCGCGTCGAGACCCTCTTCCCGACCAGCGACAGCTCGGTTGCCTTCACCCATCTCTCCGGTGCCAATAACTATGGCATGGTTGACGAGGTGGCGATGGACGGGGACACCACCTACAACTACAGCTCGACGCCCGCCCAGACCGATCTTTTCGGCCACGGCGCGCTGTCCAACACGCCGACGACGATCTTTGCCGCGGCTGTCACCTCGGCTATCCGCCAGGAGAGCGCCTCGACCCGCGCGATCCAGAACGAGATTTCCTCAAGCGGCAACGTCGCGGACGGGACAGCGGTTGTCCCCGGCGTCACTTACCAGTATCAGCAGGACATTTTCATCAACGACCCGCACACGAGCGCCGCCTGGGCCGCGGCCGCGCTCAACTCCGCGATCTTCGGCTACAATCTGGAGGCTTGACATCGGCCGCGCGCCGTGGCAGCCTGCTCTTTCCTTTGACCCGTAGGAGATCATCATGCGTAAATTCTTGCTGGCTGCCGGTCTCGTCGCTCTTGTCGGCGCACCGAATTACAGCGCCGCCGAACCTGTTACCGCGGCGGCCACCGACGCCGACGACACAGCCGCGCCGAATTCCCCGGATATCCTGGAGATCATGGACATTACCGACGTGATCAACGATAAGTCCGCGGAGAAGGTCGCGGACAAGGTGAAGGACATTAACCAGAACAAACGCATCAGGGCGGTCCTCCTCACGGTCAATTCGCCGGGTGGCGGCGTCGTCGCCAGCTCCAACATCAACGAGGAGCTGAGCAAGCTGCGGGTCCCGGTCGTCGCCTGGTGCAACTCCGAGTGCGCCTCGGGCGGCATGTACGTCTTGATGAACAAGAGCGTCAAGTTCATCGGCGTGCGCAAGGAAACCATCGCCGGCAGCATCGGCGTCGTCATGTCGATGACGAAATATAACCGCCTCATGGACTGGGCGCGGCTCGACAACGAGGTTTACAAGAGCGCGCCCCTCAAGGACGCTGGCAACCCGGGACGGGAAACCACCGACGCCGATCGGGCATACTTCCAGTCGATCATCAACAGCTTGGCGGCCGACTTCTACGGCATCATCAAGGATAGCCGCGGCGACAAGATCACCGACTGGGATGCCGTCAAATCGGCCCGCATCTTCTTCGGCCAGGAAGCCGTGAAGGTGGGGCTCGTCGATGGCGTGATCACCTACGAGGAAGCCGAGCGCAAGGCCAAAGAGCTGAGCGGCTCCAAGGCGATCTATACCCGCGAAGAGATGAAGAAGATGGCGAAGGTGGCCGGAGACGACAGCGGCGGCTATCTGCACTACTCCGCCCCCGAGTTGCCGATGAACCTTGACGGGTTACTCTCAACGCTCCACGATATTCAGCTCGGGGAGACCGTCCGCTTCGAGTATCTGGCACCGTACCACTTCTAACCGCGCCGGGCGGGCTCCCCGGCATAGCAGAAGCAGGAGAACCAGTATGACGATGATCGCAGGAACTTTGACGGTCAAGCAGATCGAGGCAGACGGCCACGAGAGCATCACACCCGCCACCTCGGTTGAATTCTTTCCGGCCGCTGACGGAAGAAGGGCGGAAGTTGTCGCCTTCGGCATCCGCCGGCCTGTATCGGATTGCACCAACCGCTACGGAAACGGCAGGATTTATGTCACGAACGAAGCCGGTGCGACGGTCGCGCTCTACGATCTCGACTAACCGTTAACCCCCTCTAAATGGCCGCCCTGGTAGATTGACCTTCCCGGGCGGCCCTTATTTTGTGAGCAGTGAACATGACCGCAACACCAATCACCCTGACGAGAGAAGAGCTGGAAGAGCTGTTGACGGTGGCCGCGGCGCGCGGCGCTCGGGAGGCGATCGTAGGGCTCCTCGGCGTCACCGAGGGAGACAAGAACATCGCCCGGGACTTCCAGAACCTCCGTGAGCTGCTCTCGACCTACAAGGTTGTGCAGCGGGGCGTCCTGCTGACGATCGGTAAAATCCTCGCCATGGGCCTGATCCTTCTGTGCGCCATGGTCATCTCGAAAGCAACGAACTTCTGGTCCTTCTTTTCCCCTTGACACCCTCCGCCGAAGCGGGTATGGTGCGTAAATCTTCAACCCCGGAGACCCGACCTATGGCCGCCACCCCGAAAATCATTATGCTAAAGCTCGCCGATCTCGTCGTCGATTATGGCGCTTTCCAACTACGCGCTGCGATGGACCCCGAGATGACCGAGAAGCTGGCGCGAAGCATGCGTGACGAAGGCTTTCGGAAAACCAATCCAATCATCGTCTTCAAGAAGGACGGCAAGTGGTACATCATCGACGGTTTCCACCGGCGAGATGCGGCATACAAAGTCGGCATCGTCGAGGTTCCTTGCGAAGCCTTCGACGGAACGGAGCTGGAAGCGATCAAGTACGGGATCGCAATGAACCGCGACCACGGGCACCAGCTTGAGTATCCGCAAGATTTCAAGGCTGCGGCGCTGAAGATGAAGTCACGTAGCATAGGAAACACTAATATCGCAAAGGCGTTGTGGCCTAATATCCCATTTGCTCAAAAAAGAAGCGGTAAAGGATCAAGCCACCCTAAAGAGCAGCTCGTGCGCTCCTGGACTGACGGAGGGACAATTAAAAAACGTATGGCGCGGGACCACGCAGCAGAACACTTCGCAAAGAAACATCTAACAGAAGCAAAAGCATGGGCCACGATCCGAGGTGAGGAGCTGGACTTGACCGACGTTGACGGTATCAACGATCTTCTGGAGCGGTACTTTACCGCCGATGGGACCGAGAAAGAGCGCGTCCTTCGCGCCAAGTTGAAGGAAGTCGAAGCTGATCTGAAGGCCATCAAAGTCCAGAACGACACCGCGGAGAGCATCCGGGAGACCATATTCGGCATCGCCAAACGTCCGATCGACCCGGTGCCTTCCTGGCTCGTCGAGCACGGCCCGCCCGATCATCCTGGCGTCCCAATGACGGTTTGGTCGGATTGGCATTGGGGCGAAGTGGTTAAGGCTGAAGAAGTAGGCGGCTGCAACGAATTCAACCGGCGCGTCGCCCGCACCCGTCTCAAGACCCTTATCGGCAGCACGATATCGCTCGCCTACGACTACATGGTCAACCCGGAGTATCCGGGCATGGTGATCTGCCTCGGTGGCGACATGGTATCCGGCATCATTCACGAAGAGCTGGAGCAGACGAACGACGGCACGATCCAGGAGACGCTCGCCGAGTTGGAGAACTACATCGCCGGGGCTCTGGAGATCATGGCCGACAAGTTCGGCCGGCTCTACGTCCCGTGCGTCGTCGGCAATCATGGCCGCATGCACAAGAAGCCCCGGGCGAAGGGCAAGGCAATCGAAAACTTCGAGTGGGGTTTGTATACGAAGCTGGAGCAACGCTTCGTCCACGACGAGCGTTTCCGCTTCGACGTGTCCCCCGAGAGTGACGTGGCGTTTAACGTCCAGGGCCACCGGTTTCTCCTCACGCACGGCGACAACCTCGGCGTGCGCGGCGGTGACGGTATAATCGGGATGCTCGGGCCAGTTGCCCGCGGTGCCCTGAAGATGGCGCGCTCCGAAGCCCAGATCGGCCGGGAATTCGACACGATCATCATGGGGCATTGGCACACCTATATCCCTCGTGGGGAAGCCGCTGCCGTCATCGTGAACGGAGCCCTCAAGGGCTACGACGAATTCGCTCGCCTATTCCTGAGGGCTCCCTACAGTCGGCCGTCCCAAGCGCTCTGGTTCGTCCATCCCAAGCACGGGATCACTTGCCAGTGGCCGGTCTTCCTTGAAAAGGTCACGACTGGTCCCGGCCCCGCCTCGTGCGTCTTCTCAGACATCAAGGCGGAGACGGAGACGAGTGCCCAGAAAGCCTTGACTTTCCTCCGGGGGTAAACGAAAGTCAGCGAACGAGGACAAATCAAAATGACAACGATCGCTTACACGAACGGCTTCATGGCCTGCGACAGCAAGGTCACGGGCGGCGACGACTTCGTGACCCGCTGCAACAAGATCGTGCGGCTCCCGCACGGCCATCTCCTCGGGCTCAGCGGCGACGCTGACGAGCGCGACTTCCTGAAGCTCATGGCGACCGTCCGCGGCGAGAAGAACTTGCCGACGCGAGACCAGCTTAAGGCGCTGAAGCAGACTATCCGCGGGCTCCTGGTGCTCAAGAACGGGCGCGTCTTCTATATCGAGTGTTATTTCGATGACATGGTGGGCGACAGCGATATGGCCTACAGCGCCCAAATCCTGGAGTGCCACGAGAAGTACGCCGCGATGGGAAACGGCTTCCGCTACGCGATCGGCGCGATGGCAGCCGGCGCGACGGCGGCCAAGGCGGTCGAGATCGCCTGCAAATACGACATCTACACCGGGCTTCCCGTGCGCGTCGTCCCGCTCAAGCCGACTGAGGCGTCGGCGACATGAGCTTCCCCCTTGTGCTGATCACGACCTTGTGCTATATAGGCGTCGCGGTCTCGCAAGTGTCAAAGGGCGACTATCCGATGGCGCTTGTCTGGACCGGATACACAGTCGGCAATCTGGGCTTTATGTGGATGTTTTTGAGGTGACGCTATGCCGTGGTGGCTTCAAGACGCTCTGATCGTCTTTTTTGTCCTGACACTCGGGCCGCCGGTTATCGCGATCTTTCTCATAGGAGCCGTTGGGCTACCGTTGTGGGCCGCATGCTCTTTCTGGAGCCTCGTGTGGGACTTGATAAGGCGCAGAATATGAGATGCAATCGCCGTCGATATCCCGGCATCTACAAGCCACGCGAGCCCAAAGACGGCCCGAAGGCGAATGCCGGCGCAGGGTGGGATAGCCGCCGACCTTCCGGTCAAGTCTTCGACATCAACGACTACGACTTCCAGCAATCCCTAGCAGAGGAATTTAGCTATGGCAACCCCCGTTCTTCCTGAAGACAGCGCCGCGCGGAAGCGTATCCCGCTCTTCATGGGCCTGATGAAATACTTTCCGCGAGCCTTGGCCTACGTCGCGGAAATCTCATTCGAGGGTAATGAGAAGCACAACCCCGGCGAGCCGCTCCACTGGTCGCGGGAGAAGAGCAACGACCACGAAGATTGCGCTGCCCGGCACCTGCTCGACGTTGGCACGCTCGACGCCAAGGGCAAGCGGCACAGCGGCGGCCTCGCATGGCGGGCTCTCGCGATCCTAGAGCTGGAGCTGGAAGCGGCGGAAATGGAAGCTGCTGATCCTACATACTGCAAACGCTGCGTTACCCTTGTTCTGGACGAGTGGGAGCACTGCCCTAACTGCGGCCGGGAGCTTGATCCCGTGGGCTTTCCCCGTGGCTGATACCTACTTCGCCTACTTCATCGGCGGCTCCCGCGACCTGTCCAAGATGGCGATCGAGGGGCAACCGCGGGAAATCCCAGTGCCGGTTTTTTCGGCAGGGGCATACAGGATCATGGAGACCTGCCCACCCGGTGACTTCCCACCGGACATCCCGATTTCGGCGACAGTGGAGACCTATATCCTCGTCGATTGTCTCCCATTCGATCCCCGCGTGCTAATCTACGCCCTCAAACCGGAGAAATACTATGGCCGCCCCAGTCGCGTACACCGTAACTGACCTGGATACGACCGTCCGCACCGCCTGGGCCGAGAGCCGGGGCGAGCCCGAGGAGTGCCAGATCGGCGTGATCTGGGTGATCCGGCGACGGGTCGAATTCTCCGCCTATCCGCAGTTGTGGGGAAAGCCATGGTGGGGGTCCACTCCGGACGAGGTGTGCCGTAAGCCGTGGCAGTTCTCGTGTCGAAACGCGACCGACCCCAACCTGCCGAAGCTCCTGGCGCTGCGGCCAGGCGATCCGGAGTACCTCCACTTCAAGGAACTAGTTGTTAAGGTCTTCGAGGGTACTATCCCGGACCCGACACTCGGGAGCACGACCTACAAGCGCACCGGCACCGCCGCGTCTTGGGACAAGGCAGTTGACAGCGTGACCCCGATCGTGCTAGGACATCAATCGTTCTGGCGCTTGTCGCCAAACGGCAAGGTCCTGCCCTTCCTTAAACCGCCGGCCCCTGCATCGGCGGTTTCAGAGAGGGCAGTTCCCGCGCCGGCCACACCACAACCTCGCGAGGTTCCCATGCTCTCCAAGATGTTCCCCTTCCTTCTCGCTCGGCTCCAGGAGCCCAGCACCTATGCCGGCCTGGGCGCTCTCGCTCTGGCCTTGGGTATGCACCTCACCGGAGATCAGGTGGGCGCGCTTACCAGCGTGCTTGTTGCCGGCGCGGGCGCGGCGGCGACGTTCCTGCCCGAGAGCAAGAAGTCGTAAACCTTAACCACCTGTAAAGAGGACACCCACATGCCGAACGATCTCTCCAACGAGTTCCACGCCGATCTCGACGCTATTTGGGCCGACATTCAAGGCTTCGTGAAGACGGCGGAAGCCGATCTGGAAGCTCTGGCTCAGACCTTCATCGCTGCCGTTCCCGGCATCCTCCAGGCCACCGCAAAGGCGGCTGTCGCGGCTGCTCTGGCCTCGCCCCTGACGGGCGGCGTCGGTGCCATCGCGGCGGCGGCGGGCTCTGCGGCCCTCTCCGTCCTACAGGCCCAGGGTCAGTCGCTCGGCCAGGTCGAGGTTCTGCAACTCCAGGCTCTCGTGAACGCGCATGTCGTCAATGCGAGCACGAGCGCACCGGTTGCCGGCGCGACGCCCGCGGCGCAGTAACGTGTTCGGCGCGCTAAGCGCCATCGGGAGCCTAATGAGTGCGGTTAGCGCCGCACTCAAGGCCCTGATGTCCCTCGCCATCTTCCAGGCCGGCAAGACCGCGCAGGCCCAGAAGGACGACGCCGCAGCCCTCAAGGATGACGCCGATGCCCGGAAAGTGCACAACGAGGTTGCTGCTATGTCTCCTGAGCAGCTCGACGCTGCTCTTGAGCGCGTGCGCCAGCCCGCCCCCAATAAGTAACTCCTGCGGCTGGGAGCAACTGATCGTCCCCGACGCTGGTTTCGAGACGCGCTGGACCTTTACAGAAAAGGCCCAGGTCGTCGAGCATAACCTTAACGTCGCGAAGTTCTGCCCGTGATCAAGCTCCAGTTCTCCTCGGCCACCGATCTCGGGTCCCGCGTCATCCAGTTCTACGAGCGCGGCTGGCCCTCCCACGTCGATGCGGTGCGCTGGGATGGGATGCTCCTCGGAGCCCGATCGGATGTTCATGCCGGCGTCCCGGCTGGTGTGCAGCTCAGGCCGCCCGACTACAAGAAGTTCAATCGGGTTGAGATCGTCAAATTGCCGTGCTCTCACGGCGTCGAGAGCTTATTTTGGGACTTCCTCAACACCCAGATCGGGAAGCCCTACGACAAGAAGGCCATCGTCGCCTTCGCCGTGCGCCGGGACTGGCGCAATCCGGACCAATGGTTCTGCTCGGAGCTGATCGTCTCGGGCCTGGAGGAGAGTGGCTTCTTCCCGCGGAAGCTCCTGATCCCAGCCAACGAGGTGACGCCGCGGGACAATCTGATCCTCGTAAGCCCCTGGCGTTATACCCGCTCTGCCGCCTGAGTTATAGCAGGCCGGCGATCATCCGCCAGTCGCCCAGCGCACTCTCGATAATCACGATCGCCTCAAAGTCATCCATATCGAACACGGCCCGGGCGTCGCGCCCGGCAACCGCGGCGGCGATTTCTTGTAGCGCCAGACCCCCTCGCGTGAAAAGCTGTTCCACCGTCTGAAAATGGTTCTTTTCGAGCTGCTCCCTGTGAAATTTGATGAACGCCATCGGCAACTCGCGCCAGACGACAGGGAAGTCGGCCGCCTGCTGCTCCGTGAGCTGGACGGGGAATTCAGCCATCCTTGAGCCCCGGAGCAACGGTTTTCTTCGGCGGCATAGCGGCTTCCCGAGCCGTCCTGATCTGAAGCTCGGTCACGTCCCTGCGCCGGTGCGGGGCCACTTCGCACTCGTAGTCGTGGTGCGAGCATCCGTAGTCGGGCGGGACGATCGCCGGCACGTCTTTGAGCCCGATGCCGCCGCCGGGAGCTGGAAGGTACTGGGACCGGAGCGGCTCAAGCTGGCAGACCTTGCCGCTGGGGTTCCAGTAGCAATTCGAGCACTGCCGGCATCCCGCGATCGGGGCATCCGACTTCTTGGGCAGGATAGCGACGCGGTTCCCCTCCAGCATCTTCTGAAGGCGCTGCTGGTCCTCGGGGGTCATCTTACCTGGATCGTTGGGCATGGGCTTGACCTTTCAATGCGGAAGTGCTAGGTGTATCCGATCGTATCCTCAATGTCAACCCTGGAGATCATCATGTCAGTCGCCGCCCGGACCCGCATTACCAATGCGCAACGGCTTCAACGGTGGGGCCAGAAGCACAGCCTGTCGCAGCTCGCTCGCGACATTGGCCTGTCTCACGTCTGCAACGTCTTCCGCTACGCCAACGGGACCCGCGTCCCAGCGCCCCCGATCCGGACCAAGATATCCCGGCACACGAACGGCGCTGTCAAGGTCTCCGCCTGGTGAGCATCTTTTACGGCGGCGTAGACCCGGGCCTGTCCGGAGCGATTGCCTTCCTTGATCCAAACACCGGCGCGCTGGCGGTCATCGACATGCCAGTCGTCGCCGGGCAGGTTTCGCCCGGTGCTCTGATTGAGGCGCTAGAGCCGTACCTATTCGTCACAGGCATGACCTACGTCGAGAACGTGCACTCGATGCCGAAGCAGGGCGTCAGCTCCACGTTCAAGTTCGGGATGGGCTTCGGCGTTATCCTGGGCGTCTTGTCGGCCCGGGCGTTCCCGTACACTCGGATAGAGCCCTCGGTCTGGAAACGCGCAGTGGGGCTCCCGGCCGGAGCACCCAAGGAACTGAGCGTGAAGCGCGCTCTAGAGGTATTTCCCCACCACGCCGCGCTGTTCACCCGGCCGAACCTCAAGAAGAAAGGCGCAATCATCCCCATGGATGGGCGGGCCGAGGCGGCGCTAATCGCGTGGCACTGCTGCGCAGAGAGCCAGTGAACGTCTTTGATGGCCTAAAGCCGTTCCAGATGCTCGGCGTGCACCAGCTCGCCGCTCACAATCGGTTCCTGATCCTCGACGAGCCCGGCCTGGGCAAGACCCCTCAATTCATCCGCGCGGCAGACAAGGTGGGCGCTCAGCGGCTCCTGATCAACTGCAAGGCCATCGCGAAACAGAAGTGGGCTCGTGAGCTGGATGACTGGGGGCTCCTGCGGCGCTCAACGCAGATCGTCGAGGGACGGCGCGACCGCATCTCGCCGCACGCCGACGCGGTGATCATTAACTACGACATCCTGGACTATTATACCCGGACCATATCCGCGCTGCACTTCGATGCCACGGCGATCGACGAGGCTCAGGAGCTCGGCCATCCGACAACCAAGCGAACCAAGGCGATCTACGGCAAGAATGGTGTAGTACACGTCTGCGATCGGGCCTGGGTCCTCAGCGGCGGCCTGGCGAGGAACAATCCCGCCGAGCTGTGGACACACCTCTATACCCTCTTCGGCAATGAGATGGCCGCGGCCGGGTTGCCGATCGGCTTCTGGGACTTCGCGGAGACGTACTGTGTCGTCACACCGGAAGGGCGGATACTGGGCAGTAAAGCGAAGGACGTGACGGGTTTGCGGGACTTCCTGAAGCCGCGCTCGCTGCGCCGGCTGACCAAGGACGTGATCGGCCAGCTCCCGCCCCGCTTCCAGGACCTTCCCCTCGACGTGCACGGGAAGCTCGCGGAGCTGATGGCGCAAGAGAGCGGCGTTGACTTGAGCCTCTTCGAGGGCGTGGCGCACAGCGATGAAGAGATTGTCGAGATGCTGGCGCGCGGGCAACACCTCGGGACGTTCCGCCGCCTATGTGGGCTCGCGCTGGTCGAGCCCATCGCGGAGATGGTCAAGGCCGATTTCGAGGAGGGGATCGAGAAGCTCGTCATCTTCGCGCACCATCGCGAGGTAATCGAAGGGCTCCGGGACCGCCTGAAGCCGTTCAACCCCACGATCTTGTATGGCGGGATGTCGCCACTCGCAAAGGAACGGGCCTGGCGCTCGTTCAACGACGACCCCACTGTGCGCCCGTTCATCGGTCAGATCGAAGCGTGCGGCACCTCTATTGACTTGCCCACCGGGCATGAGGTAGTCTTTGCCGAATGTTCATGGGTTCCCGAGGATAACAAGCAAGCGTTTCTTCGGGTGGATCGGCCCCTAGCCGGTCAGACCCGTTCCGTCCGGGCGCGGTTCCCCTATATACCGGGAACCGTTCACGAGCAAATCACCCGGGCTCTGCGGCGCAAGACGGAAGCGCTCGCACAGCTCTACGACTAGGAGACCGCCCCGTGTCCAAAGTCACCATCGACATCTACGACGAAGACCCGAACGAAATCGCGCTCATTGGCGATATGATGCACGCCCTGGCGGCGTATCGAGCGAACCTCGACGAGGAGCCGATCGGCGTCGAGGAAGACGGCACGTTGCCGCCAGCGGAACAAGCAGGCGTCGAGGTGCTCGAAGCTGAGCGCCAGGCAGCCAACCCCACACCGACGCCTCAGAAGCGCAAGCGTCGGACGCGGGCCGAGATGGCTGCGGCCGTAGCCGATGTCAATCCCGACAAGGAACCGCCGTTGCCGCTCACCGCGACGGCGGCCGGCACCCCGCTCAAGGATGACGCCCAGGCGGTCGCCGCGGCCATCACCGGCGAGATCGTGCTTTTGGATAGCTCAGGCACACCGAAAGCGGCTTATGGTAGCCCTGAGCTAGCGGCAAACGCTCTGATCGAGATACTCAAGGCGGCCCCGAGCAAGGATAGTCTCGACAATCTCCTCACGGTCAACTCCTCGACCCTCGGCAAGCTGGGGAAAGAGAGTGACCGCGTGATCGCGGCCTACGGCGACCTGACGGCCAAGCTGAAGACCGAGGCCGCCCCTCCCGCGCCGGCTGCCGTGACAACGAAGGTGCCCGAGCTTGACAAGCTCCTGACGGAGATCGGCGACAGCACCAAGCCGCCCTCGCCCGCCGCGCCCGGCCCGCTACCGGTCATCGTTGGCCCAATGCCGCCGGCCGAGCAGCTCGTCCAGGCGTGCGGCGACCTGCTCCAAGCCTATGCCCGCGACAAGGGCGCGGGGTTTGTGGGTGCCTTGAACCTCCTCACCAAGGAATTCGGTGTGGACAACATCAAGAAGATCGCCGCGGACAAGCTCCCGGCGCTCTACAAGCGCCTCGCCGAGCTGGTGCAGGCCCCGTGACGCCGACGAAGGTGCCGGAGAAGGCACCAGAGATCAACCGCAGCGAGAAGGTGCGGCTTAGCCGCGCCGACCGCCTGCGGGTCCTGATGGGCGAGGCGGTGGTAATCCTGAAGCAGTGCGACCGGAACGACCGGATCATGCTGCGCCGGGAGAACCACCCCTACCTCAACATGCTGCTGGACGCCTATGGTAAATTCGTCCTTAAAGAGGACGAGCTTTCAGCGATCGGTGAAAGTACCTCATTCGACGTGGTGTAGCCATGAACAAGCGCTTCCTCCTCGTGCTCGCCGACAAGGGCATCTACCTCGGCCACGAGGGCGGCCAATACTTCTGGTCCTACGACCTGACGACCGGGGACTTGCCGCAATACGCCATCGCCTTCCGGAGCCAGCAGGAGATACAGGGCTTCCTTCTCAAGGAATTCGGCCAGGAGTTTCTGTTCTCGGAAGTGCCAGCCTTTCCGATCGAGTGTGAGAGGACCCAGCACGCCAGCGTGGGCGAGTGCGCCAAAGCCGGCTTCCCGATCTGGAACTTCCTCGCGGAGAATTTTCTGCCATGCTGAGGTTCAACAGTCTGGTCCTCCGAGCCCTGAAGATACTAGTGCAGGAAGCGCTCCACCGGCGCTGGCCCGAGAGCTGGTACTGCGGCCCCAAGTGGGAAGTGGAGCAGCTCATTCAAGATATGGACGCTTACGAAGCGAAGGAAAAGCCCGATGCCTAGCCTCGAAGACGTTTTCAAGGATGCCACGACCCCAGCCAACCTCCCGGCGATCCGGGAGACGCATGTCAGCGAACACGCGCTCCTCAGCGCGTCGTCGGCGAAGCGGTGGATGCCTTGCCCGGGCTCTATCCGGCTGATCCGAGACTTGCCGGACGTGCCGAGCGTCTACGCGCTGGAGGGAACCGCGGCGCACGAAGTCGCGAAACTCTGCCTGACGGAAAAACATGACGCTATTGAATTCTTCGGCCACACTGTCCTCGGCTTCGAGGTGGACGAAGAGATGGCCGAGGCGGTGCAGCTCCACCTCGACACTGTTCACGCGAACTATGATCCCGCGGCCGGCGACATCCTCTTCATCGAGACGCGCTTCGTCCTGGATGATCTCAATCCGCCGGAGAAGATGTTCGGCACAGCCGACGTGGTGATCTACAAGCCCTACGCCCGGAAGCTGATCGTCATCGACTTCAAGTACGGCGTCGGGATCATCGTCTCGGCGATCGACAACGCCCAGGGACGCTACTACGGGCTCGGCGCGGCGCTGAAGCTCCGGGAGTACCCGGTGGTCGAAGTTGAGGTGGTGATCGTGCAGCCGCGCGCCGAAACCGCCGAAGGCACCGTGCGCAGCGAGACAGTCGGTGCCGTGCAGCTCTTGGAGTGGTCGAGCTGGCTGCTAACGCGCGCCGCGGAGACCCAGAAGCCGGACGCCGCGCTCGTGCCGGGCCGCCATTGCCGCGAAACCTTCTGCCCCGCCGCTGGCTTCTGCCCGGCGCTGCGGGCTTACAACGAGAAGATCGCTCAAGCCGAATTCGACACCCTCAATCCGAGCCGTCCCGCGCTCCCGCCGGCCGAGATGCTGACGCCGGAGCAGGTCAAGCACGTCTTGGAGGGCTCCGATCTGCTGGCCTTCTGGGTGAAGTCCGTTCGGCAATATGCCTACCAGCTCTTCCGGGAAGGCAAGCCGGTCCCGGACTGGAAAATCGTGGACAATCGCGGCCGCAACAAGTGGCTCAAGGACGACCCCGAGATCGCGGCGCAGCTCCAGATCGAGCTTGAGCTGCCCGAGGACTACCTATGGAGGCCGCGCAAGTTGAAGTCGCCATTCCAAATGTCCAAGGGCCTGAAGACTCCCATGAAGAAAGCGCTGAAGGCGTACTACGAGAAGAAGAGCGGCGGCGTAACACTCGCTCGCGAGACTGACCGACGCCCGGCGAAAGATGTCAGCGCAGCTCTTGAATTCGCCGACGAAGGCTCGTATGCTGCGGAGAAAGACGAAGATTGACCACCTAGCAACCCCAGGAGAAACACATGGCTCTGATCACCCCGAAGGCCCGGGCTTCTTTCGTGGATACGCTGTGGGAGGCGAAAGCCTTCCAGGGCGAGGAGAACGGCAAGAAGTCCTACGGCATCACCCTGCTCTTCGACGAGGAAGCGCAGAAGACGCTCGAATTCAAGGCTCTCCTCGCGGAGTATGCCAAGGTTCGGATCGAGGCGTGGGGTCCTGACGAGGCGAAATGGCCTTGGAAGGTCAATCCCGCATTGCCGTTCCGTATCCCGTTCCAGAAGGGCGAGACCAAGGACTATGACGGATATGGCCCAGGCATCATCTTCATCAATCCCCGGTCAACGTCCCGTCCCGCGGTTGTCAACCGCAATCTGACGCCGATTAGCCGCGAGCTGGGCAACGACAACATCATCTACTCGGGCTGTTACGTCCGGGCGTCGTTGAGCTGCTTCGCCTACGGCAAGGGCTCCAAGATATTCCCGAAAGGCGCGCCTGGGGTCTCGTTCGGCCTCAGCAACGTCCAGTTCTGGGAAGATGGCCCGAGCCTGACCGCTCGCCGCCGGCCGGACGAGGATTTCCAGCCGCTCGCTGACGAGCCCAGCAGCGCCACCCAGCCGACCGGCGCTGCCGTCGTCGGCAATGTCGATGACCTTTGGAAGTGAGGTGAACCGTGACCGCAAAAACCAGTGAGACCACCGTCGCCGAAGCCGTGGATAAGAAAGCCGCGGCGACGAGCGACGGGCAGCCCCGCCCGAATGCACCGACAACCACTGCCGGCGTTGCCGGGGAGAGGCTCCTATCCTTCATCACCCGCATCGAGCGGCTGAATGAAGAGAAGCACGCCATGCTGGAGGACATCCGCGAGGTGTTCAAGGAAGCGAAAGGCATCGGCTACGATGTCCCAACCATCCGGAAGCTCCTCAAGATACGTGGGATGGACGTGAAGGACCTGGAGGAGCAGGAAGCGCTTCTAGAGACCTACGCCCACGCGATCGGCATGAAATTGCCGGGCGAGTAACGTGGACGGTGTTCTGCATATTGACTTCGAGACCCGTTCTGCGATCGATCTGACCAAGGCAGGCGCATACCGATACGCCGAGGACCCTTCCACGGATATCGTATGCTCCTGCCAGTCTTTCGGGGACGAGCCGGAGGTGAGCGCTTGGCTCCGGAGCGACCCGGTGCCGGAGCGCGTCGCCATGCACGTAGTCTCCGGCGGCCTTCTCGTCGCCCACAACAAGGATTTCGAGCGTATCCTGTGGCGCTATGTGCTGACGCCGCGATACGGCTGGCCCGAGCCGGCCCTGGAGCAATGGCGCTGCACAGCGGCGAAAGCGGCCTACATGGCGCTCCCGCGGTCCCTGGGCGAGGCGGCTTACGTCATGGGCGTCACCGAACAGAAGGACGAGGAAGGCCATCGGCTGATGAAGCAAATGTGCCGCCCCCGGAAAATTCTCACGCCGGATATGCCGGACTACCTCTACTGGGACGAGAAGCTCGGCGCTGAGACGCGGAGCTGGGACGCTACACGGATGCCGGACGGCAGCATAATCCTCTGGGTGTATACACCCCAGAAGATGGCGCGCGAGCTGGAATACTGCAAACAGGACGTTCGCACTGAGCGCGCCCTGGACAAGAAGGTGCCCGACTTGCCCGAGCGCGAGCTGGCAGTCTTCTTCCTGGACATGAAGATCAATGACCGCGGGCTCCGTATCGACGTGCCGACCGTCATCCATTGCCGCAGTGTCGCCAAGAGCTGCTATGCCGAGCTATCGAACGAGATGGAAGTGCTGACTGGCCGCTACTGCAAGCCGAGCATGGTCGGCGCTATTGCGGACTGGCTGAACCGCGAGGGCGTCAGGACCGCGGACGGAAAAGAGATCACCAGCATCGCCGCGGAGCCGCTGGAGCAGCTCCTAGCTCAGGAAGGACTGCCGGCCCATGTCAAACGAGTGCTTGAAATACGCGACGAAGCTGCTCGGACCAGCACCTCTAAGTTTGATAGTATGCTCCTTCGACGAAATCTGGACGGGCGGGCTCGGGGCAACTTTATGCTCTACGGCGCGCACACCACGCGCTGGAGCGGCACCGGTTTTCAGCCTCAGAACCTCATGCGACCGACCGGAGATGTCGATATCCGTTACGCTCTCAAGCTACTCATGGAAGGGGCTGACGCCGACTGGTTAGAGATGCTGATCGGCGCGCCGGCCATGCAGGTCGTCGCCGAGTGCATGCGCGGGATGATCTGCGCCGATCCCGGCAAGGAATTCATCACCGCCGACTTCAGCAACATCGAAGGCCGCGTGAACGCCTGGCTCCACGACGAGCTGTGGAAGGTGCAGGCGTTCCGGGACTACGACACAATTATAGGCTATGACCTATCAGGAGAGCCCATTCGTAAAGGTCGCGACCTATATCTGCTCGCCGCCGAGGGCATCAATGAGGTGCCGGCGGGCACCTACAACAAGAAGAGCCCCGAGCGCCAGCATGGCAAGGTCGCCGAGCTGTCCATGGGCTATCAGGGCGGCATCAACGCCTTCACCAACATGGGCAAGAACTACCATGTCCACGTCCCGCCGAAGAAAGCCAACCAGATCAAGATCGGCTGGCGCAAGCAGCACCCGAACATCGAACAGGGGTGGGCTGACCTGGATGACGCCGCGCTCAACGCCGTGTCGGACCCAGGCACCGCCTATTGGGCCTGCAACCATCGGATCGGCTTCGCTGTCCATGGGCTCTTCCTCTACATGCGCGTCCCGTCCGGCGATACCCTGAAATACTGCCGGCCGGAGATCAGGAAGGCCCGGAAGATGATCACCGTAATCGACGAGGCGACAGGTGAGCCGGTCAGGAAGGTCATGGAGCGGGAAGCCGTCTCCTACTGGGGTCCCGAGGGCTCTAGTCGGCGGTGGACCCGGAAATACGGCTACGGCGGCCACTGGGACGAGAACGCGGTGCAGAAGATCAGTCGCGATCTGCTCGTGCACGGCATGCTCAAGGTAGAAGCTGATGGCTACCCCCTTGTGCTCCACTCCCATGATGAGGCAGTATCAGAAGTCGAGAAAGGCTTCGGTGATCTGGACGCCTATTGCAAGACGTTGGCCCAACTCCCCGGCTGGGGCGACGGCTGCCCAGTAGTGGCAGAAGGATGGCGGGGCGAGAGGTACAGGAAATGAGTAAGGATGCGCCAAGCGCTCACGCGAGAGAAACCGCCCACGACGGCACCGGCTTCTATATCCGCACCTTCGTAGGCCACCAATTCTTTTGGGACCGGATCAAGACCAACACCTACGACATCCGGGATATCGCCCACGCGCTGAGCATGAATTGCCGGTGGACGGGCCACGTCAAACGCTTCTATTCAGTAGCCGAGCACTGCTACCTCGCCTCGATCATGGCGGAGTGGCCCCACAAGCTCGGAGCGTTGCTGCATGACGCGAGCGAGGCTTACGTGCACGATATGCCGAGCCCGCTGAAGTGGTTCCTCGCCGAGAAGGGCTTCACCGCTATGAAGGACCTGGAAGACGAGATCGACGAAACGATCTTCAAGCAGTTCGGCGTGCGCTATCCGATGGACCCGGCGATTAAGCTCGTTGATCAGCGCTTACTCGCGACCGAACACCGCGATTTGATGCCGGATAGCGCCGAGCGAAGCCACATGAAAGAGCCTTACGACTTCCCTGTCATGTGCTATATGCCCGAGATCGCCGAGCAGCTCTATCTTAAGCGGTTCCACGAACTGACTGCCTAACAACGGGAGCCTACCCGTGCCCACATTCGAGCAATACGCCGACGCGGGATATCTCGCCGAGGTGATCCCGATCATCCCGCCTGGGGCGAAGCTCTCTGACAAGAGCGGCGTCAATCCGTCCCAGTGCGGGAAAATCCCCGGCGAATACAGCACCGAGTTTGAAACGTGGGTGGGGATGCACTCCTGGACGACGCGCGTCTTCGACCGCAGCCATCTCCGCAAGTGGGGGCGCTCCAAGCCGGAGCCCAACAAGGGGCTCAGGACTGGTCTGCTCCTCGCGGTCGATCTGGATTGCAATAACCCCGCGGTGGCCGAGGTGCGCAAGGCGGCCGGCACGGAGTTGGGGCGCACGATCGTCAGGGGCCGCGAAGGCAGCGACCGGCAGCTCATGCTCTACCAGCTAGCGCCGGGCGAGGTGCCGCCGCACAAGGGCCGCGTCGCCTTCTTCGACCCAAAGGACCCGGGAACTGAGCTGGCAGTCGAGTTTCTCGGACATGGCGGGCAATTCGTGTGCGAGGGCATCCACCCCAAAGGCGGCAATTACTTCTGGGTGGGCGGCCAGGACCCCATCTCATTCGGGCGCGACAAAATCCCCGTAGTGACGGTCGAGCAGTGGGACCGCTTCATCGCCACCACCGCCTCGATCGTCGAGATGATGGGCTACACCGTCGTATCCAAGTCTTTGCTGACCGGTGGCGGCAGCCGCAAACCTATCCCGTATGACGCCCATTTGGCTGACGACCAAGAAGAGCTGAAGCGGGCGCTGACCTTCTTCCCGAATGATGAGGACCGGGAGCAGGACCACGGCTCTTGCGTCCAGATCATCGCGGCGTTCAAAGCCGGGATGGGCGGCGACGGCGAAGACGAGGCTCGGACTTAGTACAAGCGATACCCGCCGAACACCGACGAAGCATTTGACGTTATCTGGAAGAGCCTCACTGAAACCGTCGTCGGCGCGGACTGGCTCTACGCCAACGCCAGAACACACGGGTACGGCGGCGTCGATCTGCCGGCGCTCCCCGAGCCCGAGGTGGTCGATGGCGTGCGCGGTGAGGACCTGTCCCAGCCCAAGTGGCTGCGCGAGATGAACGCCGAGTGGTTCTACGCGCCGGAAGGCGGAAAAGCCGCCATGTGGCGCAAAGTTGCGAACGACGAAACAGAAAACGAGGAGTACATAGCCTACACCGAGCACGCCTTCAAGAAGCACTACGAAAATAAGCATCAAGCCGGCGCTGCGGATGATGACGCGGAAGTGTGGAGCAAACACCCTCGTCGGCAAGAGTATTTGAACGGTGTCACTTTTGACCCGGGCAGTCTCGAAGCCCCGCCTGGAAAGTTCAATCTCTGGCGAGGCTGGGGCGTCGAAGCAAAGGAAGGCGACTGCTCGCTGTTCAAGCAGCACATGCTAGAAGTGCTGTGCAGCGGCAGCCAAGAATGCTACGACTATCTCTGGGGCTGGCTCGCGCACATGGTACAGCGCCCTACCATGCGCGGGCATCCGGCGGTCGTGCTCTTCAGCGAGGAGAACCGCACGGGCAAAGGCGTCTGGGCGCGCTATATCCGCAAAATGGTGGGCCGCCACGGCATGATGATCTCTAACGCGCACCATCTCGTCGGGCGCTTCAACGGCCACTTGCGCGACACGACGTTCCTGGAATGCGAGGAAGCGATATTCGCCAAGAACCACGAGCATGCCGACGCGCTGAAGAGCCTGATCGCGGACGACGTGATCCCGATCGAGAACAAGTTTTTCCCGACCGTCAACGCGCCGAACCGCCTGCACGTCGTCATGCTCAGCAATCATCGCGACGTTGTGCCGGCGGATATGGGCGAGCGCGAACGCTACTTCGTCCTGGAGGTGAGCGCGTGCCAGCAGGGCAACGGGCTCTACTTCGAGGCGCTCTGCGAGCAAATGGACGGTGACGGCACGGCCGCGCTGCTGTGGGAGCTTCAGCACACCGACCTATCGCACTTCGATATCCGCGCCATCCCGCAGACGAAGGCGCTCGGCGAGCAAAAGCTGCTCAATATGACCGACGACCAACAGTGGTGGCGGCATTGCCTGCTCACCGGCGATATCCATAGCGAATTCACCGGCGAGGCCGGGAATATCTGGACCGAGAGCGCGATAGACATCCCCACCTCTACCATCCAGCTAGCATACGAGAACGACCGCCCGAACCAGCGCAAGGATGCCAAATCCGACATCGTTATCGGAATGATGCTCCAGCGCTTTCTTACCGGCACCGAATTCTGTCGGCACCGCTCTGGAAAGGGCTCGCGGCCCTGGTGCTATTTCCTGCCTAAGCTGTCGGATTGCCGCGAGGCTTTCGACCGTATCAGCGGCACGAAGACCGACTGGGAAGGAACCGGCAAATGATCGGAGCCCGCATCAAACGACTAGACTTCCGAGCCGTCAAGATGCTCCAGGACGACAACCCCCGGAGCGGGATCGTAGACCCTATCTTCACGGCTGAGGAGTTTGAACATGCCCTCAAAATAGTAATCTTCGCGGCGCAAAAGGCCAACGACCTTAACCAGAGCTGGTGGGTGGTGTGCTCCGCCACGGAGCTTTACGCCACGGATACGCCGCCAGCCGACACCGAGGACCTTGACGCACTATACATTCTTGAGATACCATGCGCCTCGAAACGTGGGAAGGGCCTGGAAGCGCTGCTGAAGCACCTGCACCGCTGGGCCTTTCGAGGAGACAAGTGATGCGCAAGCCGAAGATTTACCTGGCAGGCCCCGAAGTGTTCCTACCCAACGCGGTCAAGATCGCCAGGATCAAGAACCAGCTCACGACCGAGGCGGGGTTCTTGCCGCTCAACCCCATGGATAATAACCTCGGCAAGCCGCCCGAGCTGCGCGCTGAGCGAGAGCGCTTCGCCGACCTGATATTCCTCGCAGACTATGAGATGGTCTTCGAGTGCGACGCCATCATAGCCAACCTCACACCATTCCGCGGTGTCAGCGCCGACGTTGGGACCGCTGTCGAGGTGGGGATCGCGATGGGGCTCGGAAAGAAAGTGTTCGGATATACAAACACCTCAAGCGACTACGAACATCGCGTTAACTTCCAGGACGGCATTGATATAAGAGAAGACGGGGAGTGGGTTGATGTACGTGGTGCTCTCGTCGAACGCTTCGGCGGTATGGACAACATTATGGTTGACCGCGGCGTCAAGCGTGCGGGCGGATACGACGTTCACCGGAACGATGCTTCGATCGACGACCTGACCGGCTTCAAGGTCTGCCTGGGCTATGCCCGCTATGTCCTGCTCGGGGCGGTGTCGTGACAGAGAGCGCGGCGGGCACGAAGGTCCTGGGCGACCAGTACCGCCTTGCCCGCTTCTACTACGTCCGGTTCAAGGACCGGGCCGCGAGCGAGTGGTCCTGCGCCCAGTGCGTCCCCACGAAGCTGCTGGAGCGCGGCTTCCACACCGTCCGCGGCCTGGTGAACTGGGACAACCCCGGCCTGGTGGTGATGGGGCCAGTCCCCAATCCGCCCGCGCTGCTATCCGCCTTCCATGGCCGGCAACCGCCAGCGATCAGCAAGCTCAGGGATTGGATAGGCCCCGGCGGCGAAAGTGCATGAAGTTCGTCCTACTGCTCATAATCGTGCTCGCCTGCGGCGGCGTCGCCGGGCTGGAAGTCCACGATGCCTATATGCCGGCCGCCATGGCGTTCTTCGGCTTTGCCATCGGATACGCCGGCCTGGCGTGGCTCTACTGGCCTTTCCAATGAGCTTCGCCAAGGAAATCCTGCACGAGCTGCTGCACCGGCGGGCGAAGCGCGTCACGTCCTGGCAATGTGGCTGCTCGATCAAGCACGGCGTCCACGACATTCATCCCATGCTGTGTCCTATCCATCACGCGGCAGTCCGCGCGATCAAAGACGTGGAGGAATAATGCCTAATATCCACGTAGGACCCCACCTGAAGGACCTGTATTGCGGGCCGGCGGCGCTGTGCGCTGTCACCGATATGCCGCCTTCGGTCATAGCCCAGCTCGTGAACGAGTGCCGGCGCGAGCCCGTGAACACGAAGATCAGGGGAATGCATGCAAGCGAGATCAGCTACGTGCTGGATCGCTGCGGCGTCCGGTTTACCAAGATGCTTGTTGAGCCGCGGGGTGAGAGCCTTCGTGACTACGCCGAGAAGGTTGATCCAACGACCCCGCAGATTGTGCTCGTGACCAAGCACTTCGTTGCCCTTTACGACGGCTTCGTTTACGACCAGCACGTTCCGATGGGAAGACTGCCGGGTTTGCACCACTCGAAGCGCAAGTGGGTGCGCGTGGCGTGGGTGATTGGCACTTGACACCAGCGCCTAGACCTGCTATCCAGATCATTCCGACACAGGAGGACGACATGCGTATCGAGCAAATGCAGTGGTTACTCGAAGTCGGCCAAGAGCTAGGAAAGCTCCAGGTCGAGAACGAGGAGCTTCAAGCCGACCTGGACTTTATGGAAGAACACAAGGCTTTTGATACCGCGATCGAGGTTGACACCGGCGGCCCGCATCCCGGCGTTCACGTGCTCGTTGACGAGCAGCGCGCCCTGATGGAGCGAGTTGAAACACTCGCCGCTGCATTAGAGGGTACCGAGGCGTGCAACCTCGAAGCGATCGAAAAGCTCGAAGAGGCTCGCGACAAGATCGACGGGCTCGAAAGCGACCTGGAGCACGAAAAGGCCGTGAACGGCGCGCTCTCAAATTTGGTGGATACCTACCGCGATATGCTCGCGGTGCCGCCTCCCGACACGTTCAACCAGCACCAGCTCTTTTCGCTGCTCGTGGCGATCTGCGCGACCGGCCGGCTTGCTTATAGGCTCGGCAAGACGCGCTACCTGCTCTGGAGCGTCGAGCGAAACCGCTTCGAGAGCACGGAACTGAAGCCGAACATCTACGTGCACACCCATCCCGAGGAGAATAACAAGGTCCGGCTGATCATGGTGATCGACCCGTGCTCGGACAAGCTCCCCACCTTCGAGTACCTCAAGGAATTCCTAATGTCATATCTCGGCGGCAGTGGATGCCTGGAGAGACCCCTGCCGATCTACGAAGGCAAGCCGGAAGAGCACGACCCGCTGGTGAAGGCTGTCGAGGACGCCATGGCCGTCAGCGGCCGCCCGGACTATTCTCGCAAGCCAGGCCCCGATTGGGCCTGGGACGACGAGAAGAACTGCTGGGTGGAGCAAGAGCGGCTATATGGCCCTGGTGTCGGAAAGTTTGACCCGGCTGACTGAATGCGGTCGCTGCTGCTCCTCCCGGCGGCCGTCATGTGGGCCGCGGTGTGCTGCGCTCCCGTAGCGCCCGCCGCGGCCCATCTTTCCTCTGCGCCTTTGGCTGGCAGTTTGGCCGGTTTGCGCGCCTGCTTCGCAAAGGAAAAGATCGTTCTATCCTCATGGTATGGCCGGCATTGGCGTGGTCGCAGAACCGCGTCCGGTGGCCGGTTCGATGACCGGTTGCTCACCGCGGCCAGTCGAACTATCCCGCTCCTGACATTCGCGAAAGTTAGAAATTTAGTAACCGGCGCGCTGGTCCGCGTGCAGATCACCGATCGCGGCCCCTACGTCGCCGGGCGCGGGCTCGACCTGTCAGAGCGCGCCGCGCGCTTGCTAGGCGTCACGAAGCGTGGTATAGAGATGGTCAGCATCGAGATCGAGGAGGCCGCCCAGTGAATATCCACACCGCAACCATCGTCGGCCCGTACCGCTACTGGCTCGTGCGTAAGTGGGCGGAGGGCGGCCAACTGGTGAACTTCATAATGCTTAATCCTAGCACGGCCGATGCAATGAATGATGACCCCACCATCCGGCGCTGTACCAGCTTCGCGAAGCAGCTCAACTTCAGCGGGCTTGTGGTGACGAACCTCTTTGCACTCCGCGCTACCTCCCCCGCGGAGCTGAAGACGGATATCCTGCCGATCGGTCCCGAGAACGACGCTTACCTGAGAATGGGGATCGAGGTGTGCAGCACCACGATCGCCGCTTGGGGCGCGCACGGCACCTATATGGAGCGTGACACCGAAGTCCGGAATATCCTGCGCTCAACGCGCTCTTGGGGCGCTGAGGCGGCCGGCTCGCTCGTGATGCACCTGGGGCTCACGAAGTCCGGGCAACCAAAGCACCCGCTTTATCTGCCGAAGAGCACTGTCCCGCAATTCTGGAGCTTATGGGGATAGCACCATGAAACGCCCGCCCACTCCCGCCAAGGTCGCAACGCGCCTTTGCCTCGTGATCCTGCTCTACGCGCTCGCCATGGGTGCTGCGCTGGTGATCTTCGCCCGATGAACCGATGGGAACGACACTGCCAGCGCCATATGCGCAAGGTGGCGGCTCTAGGCGCAATCTGGGCTCTCCTATGCGCAGGGACGCTCGTGAGCTGCCTGTGGCTCAAGGAACAGCCGCGGTGGCACGACTGCTGCTACAACCAGATCATTTGGATTTGCGGATGGTGGCCGACATGAGCGAGCCCGAGCGCAAGAACCACATTTTCAATGACGAGGAAACGCGCCTGTGGGTGAAGTTTCACGTCGGCGTCGCGATCTACCTGGTCGTGGCATGCTCGGCGCTCGCCATCTACAAGCTGTTCATCGAGCATTAGGTGTCGATGTAGCCGTAGTAGTTGCCGAAGTCCGTCGTGGGCGCGAACCACCATCTCTCGACGACGGTAGGCCACTGCGGAGCTGCTAGGCACCATTCCGCCACGTAGCCGATGAACTTGTTCCAGCCACTCCCAGCCTTGAAGCAGCACAGCGCCAGAGCTGGATTGGCGTTGATGCCCATGTGCGGATAAGCCGCGAGGATTTGCGCCATGGACTTCGGGCTGTCCGGCCCGGCAAAGGTTGAGAGTGGTGCCTTCGTGAACCACCAGCCCGCCCCGTGCATCACATTCCAGCGCGTCCAGACACCGGCCGGCGTCGCAGCTTCAGTCAGGTAGGGCTCGTAGACCATCCGCCCTTGCCAGGTCTGATTGTGCTGCGCATCCGTCACGTCCGCAGCGATGTTGAACTGGAGCGTCGGCATCGGCGCGGTGTCGCCTACTTCCTTGAGCGTCGTGTAGAACATCGTCAGAAGGGTAGAGAACGCGAGCCCTGGATAGAGCGGAGCCCCGAAAAACCCACCGCTCGCGGTGTCCTCCACCTCTAGCCGCGCGCCGGCTTCGTATCCACCTCCGCTCAGCCCCATGATCGTCGTGGCGGTTATCTCACCCGCGAAGGTCGTCCCACTCTCTGCTGCAAACCCCCAAGCCCCCATGTTTCGGGGCATCACCATCCGGTTCACTGGCATAGTCGTCGTCCGTGTGGAAGCGTGCCACGCCCCTGTGTATCATAAATTATTAAACATTTCGTGAGTAGACCACCATAGCGGAGGGTGCTAAGCCATGGATGCTTGCGATGCCGTTGCTCTGGGCGCAATCTGCACCGGCATTACCCGCGGCGACTGGGTGGCGCTCGCCACCGCCATTTTGATCTTGCTTTTTGCCGGGCTCGGGCTACTATGGCTTATGCACGACATAATGGGAGGTCGGAAGTGAATAGCGGAAATCGGAAGGGTCTCGCGACCATCATCGTCATCTTGGGCCTGCTCGCGCTCTTTGCGCTGGTAGCTGGATGCGCAAACCCGGCATTCGATCGGTCCAAGCCGGCGCTCACCTGGTCGTTTTAGCTCAAGATCGCGAGCTTGGCGCGCAGCTCGTCGTTTTCGGCGTGGAGCTTCCCATTTTCTTCCTCCGCACTGTTCCAATAATATTCCGCTTCAGCGAACTTGCGCTTTAACTTCGCGATCTCCGCCTGGAGCGCAGCTTCACGAACCGCAGCATCTGCCTTCAGCTTCTCGATCTCGGGGCCAAAGACGTGCTTGCGCCAGTAGTGCTCGTTCGCGGCTCTCGTCTTATCGCGCTGGGTGTCTAACTGCATCTGAACCTGCGCCTTGTCCTCCTCAGTCATGCCAGACATGGCGATAATGTGTTTTAGCGTCGATATCCGTGCCATAGCTGTTCGTCCTTCCCGCGGTTGGGTGTGAGACTAATCAATACCACACTACAAGCATCATGTCAACACACCAGATGTGGTAGCTGCCGTGTGATGCCTGTCTAGACCGTCCTACCGTCCCCGTCCTAGTGACCTCCTATCCATCTCACCAAGTATTCTATTTTCACTACTACGGTATTAATTCTAGTCTATTTTCCTGCGTGGTTTAGGAGTGGGGTAGGACGAGACGTTCGGACGGATTTGCCCAGCACGAATTCACTTGCGCAAAGGCCCGAAAAGTGATACTTACTGCAATCGAAAGAGAGGTGAACCATGAGCTACCGAGTGAAGTTGAACAAGGACGGGATTGCCGAGCACGTAGAGACCGTGCCGGGTTCTGAGCCATCCGGAGAGGTCGTCGAGATCAAGAGCGGTGAAGGGGTTAGGGGTGCCGGGTTGCCGCGCCGGCACACTCCGCAGACCATGACGAAAACCGGTGCCATCCGAATTGCTAACATGGTCGCGCGATACTGGCGTGAGCGTGGCGCAACCACCGTCAAGCTGCGGGTGCAGCGTGACTACTCCATTCAGGAGACAGAGCTATGGACAGTTCGGAGCAACCTAGTGGCGGGCCTTCCACCAAGGTCGTAAAGAAGCGCGGCCGCAAGAAGAAAGCCCACTCCAACCAGTACGACTTTGCGGAGAGCACGGTTCGCGCCATCCTCGCCGCGAAGAAGGACACGGCCAAGCGCATCTACATAGACTACGGCCCAGGTCGCACCATCGAGAAGGTGCGGCAAGCCATAATCGACGCTGTTGGGCCGGTCAGCGAGAGCAGTCTTCGCCATTGGTGCAGCCATGGGAAATGGCTCGAAGCTGCGCAGGAGTACGATCTGAAGGCCGCCGAGAGCGACCATCAAACTCTTGCGAAGCTGCGCGAGATCGCCCAGATCGACGTGCTCGCGGCTCTCGATCTGGCGCGCTCCGTCCAGATCAACGAGCTGACGCACGTCGCTATGAGGCCGCAAGACAGGAAGGCGTTGTCGCAGACCATTAAAGACCTGACGACTGTGATCGAAACCTTGCGAGCGCCGGACAGCAGCCTTAGCCGCGACAAAGCGACGCAGCACAGCGGCAACACGAACGTCACTGTTAAGGGTGACGTTAACATATACCAGAACCGCGCTATTGCACTGTTGGACAAGATAGCGCTGCCTGCGCCGGCACAAGTGATTGATGTCGTGCCGACGCAAGTCTCTGCTGTAGAACCAGCGGAAACTACAGTTCCGGAGCTGGAGAATGCACCGGTACAACAGCCGGCCGCGGAGCCCGAGCCCGCAGGCAAGAAGCTGACCGCAAAGCGAGCGTTCGGCGTCGAGATACACCGGCTGGCCGAGCTGGCGGCGAAAGATCACGTCTCATTTTCTGAGGCATTAGAGAAGCTGAAGCGTGGCATATAGTGCAGGCGTCGCTCGGCACATGCATTATATTGCAGGTCGTCGCCCCTGTCAGCCAGCTCCGGGCTGAAGCACTCTGGGCGAGCGGCACAACATCTAGCCTGACGCAGCCCAGCGCGAGCTAAGTCGTTGATCTGCCTCAATCTCACTGTGACTGAAAGCGAGTTATGTGCACAGACCGGGCGCGGCACCCTCCGCCTTGCCTTCTAACAGAATTCGTTAATGAAAACAGGGGGTGCGACCCGGTATAAGCCTCAGAACCGCGGGATATGCAACCTGGCACGGGAATTGTCTCAATTTTGAGACAACCTGGCAGCCTACTAGCCGAGACCCCCACGGGTGCTTTACTCCTAAACTATCGCAACGATTTGGTAATCTGCTCGCGAGGCAATTTTGTGGGCGCCGGCCTGTGTAAACGAGGCTCCTTGACACCGCCCCGGCGGTACGCTACCTTCCCGGCATGAGCGGCTGTCGTCTAAGTGAAGGATACCAGGTTCCCCCTGGAGAAGGCGGCTCGAAGCCGACCCGGCCGCTCCAGTCCTTCGTCGTGAAGTCCATCCCCCACAAGATCGCGAAGCCCTTCATCAAGGAATTCCACTATACCCGGAAGTGCCCCACCGGCCTTAACTACTTCTACGGGGCCTACCTCGGCGACGAGCTTTACGCTGTTGCGGACTACGGGCTCGGCGGGAACATGGATGGCGGTCGTGCCTGGTCGAAGCGGACGAAAGAGATGGTTTTAACCCTCGATGCCCGGGATGCCGAGGGTCACGTGCTGTACCCGTTGAATTGTCTTGAGCTGAAGCGGCTCTGCCGTAAGGGCGCCAGGGGTGAGGCACTAATCCCGCTGACTAAGTTCCTGTCGATCTGCCACAAGATGTTGAAGCGGGATCATGGGATACGCTTCATCGTGAGCTACCGGGACCCGGCCGTGGGTCAAACTGGTGTTCCGGTTAGCCGGGCCGAGGCGGAAGCATGGGCGAGCTTAGCTGGCGGGGGCATATACCGCGCAGCGAACTTCCGGTGCTTCGGTCTTGGGAGCCCAGTGTCGCACACGAAGGCTCTGCCGGGTTGCGAGATTGCGGAGCCGGGGACGATCGTGCACCGGCGCGTGGCGTACCGCTACAAGCAGCGCTGGAATGCCGCTCACCCTGGCGGGGAGCTTATGACGATGAAGCAGGCTCGGGCCGCACTCAAGCTGGAGCCGGTCTCTGTCCTTCCGAAGGAATGCTGGTTCCTCGATCTCCACTAAAAGAATTCGCTTGACAGCCTCTCCGCGGTGCGCGTATTCTTCGCGTCGCCGGTGTTGGTACGCGACAGACAGCGTGGCACTGGCCTAGTCCTCAACCAACGGAGATGATCATGCCTAACAAGTATAGCCTTCCTCCTTCGCAGCACCTTGACGTTTCCACTTTTTTGACCGATCCCAGCTATCAGCGCGATCCTAAGGACCGGCTGCCTGAGCTGCGGAGAATGGCTGACACTTTCGACCCGCAACTGTTCGGGGTTCTCACTGTCACTCAGCGCTCGGACAGGAGATGGTTCATCATCGACGGGGCTGGCCGCGCATACGTCCACTACATCTTGCTCGGCCGCACAGCACCTCTTCCTTGCATCGTGCTTCCTGCTATGAGCGTGGCGGAAGAGGCGCAGAAGTTCGTCGATCTCAACCACAACCGCAGAGCGGTCAATAGCGGCTGCATGTTCAAAGCCGCCGTAGCGGCGCAGCACAAGGAGGCTGTCGCGATCCAGACAGTCTTTGACGAGCTGGGGATGACTATCGGCCGTGATTGCGGCCCCCAGAACATTGCCTCTATCCAGTCCGTTAAAACTATCTTTCGGGCGGGTAAGGAGTATCTTCGCCGCGCTCTCGCGATCAAGAAGGCGGTTTGGCCGGACGAGGTTGTTGGTGGTGGCTTGCTCGAAGGTGTTGCCTATTTCTTGCGAGACGTTCCAAACTTGGACGAGGCGGCTTTCCGGAACGTGCTGAAGGAATATCCTCCGGAAGACACGCTCGCCCGGCTGAAGAAGCTCGGCGGGGACCGGGCACCTCTGAAGCGCTACGTTCCCGCATGGTCTGCCTGCCTCTGGGCTGACAAATACAACGAAGGGCGCCGGAAGGGACGGGTTGATATCCACCAACTCCGCCATGCGATCGAAACAACCCATGCCGGGAAATCTGCTTGACACCGCCCTTGGAACTGTGCACTATCCACTCGGGACCCTCGGCCGGTCAAACGGGAACGTCTCCCCCTCAGAGAGGCGGCCGGCCGCAGGGGACCATTAACTGAGGAGAACAGAAGATGCCTGCCAACGACTTTTCAATGACGCCTGACCTGGACGCCACTATTAACTTGTGCCGGGAGCTTGCTCGGACGGTGCTGATCCTGGTGCGTATGTATGACCCGGAGCAGCCGGCGGTGCGTGCCCGCGTCTCCGCGATCGTCATGCTACTCGCCTCGGCGCGCCTGATCTGCAAAGCCGAGCCGCCCCTGGAGGAGATGCCGAGCGAGGTGCTCAAGCTTTACGAAAGCACTTTACAGAAGCTCTCCGAGCAGCTCGTGCGTAACTTGGTGCCCGAGCTTGCGGCCCAGATCGACGCCGAGATGGCTCGCGCGGGCTCGTCGTCGCGGGAAAGCACGATTGCCTCGCTCCGGGCGCTCACCGCTCAGCCGCCGGTCGAGCTGCGCAAGACGCCGCCCTTTTTGGCGGTCGATTTCGATCCGGAGGATGCCCCGGACCAGCAGACCGAGCGCGAAGAGGAGGACCCCGAGGAGTGAGTAAAAAGCCCTACGACAAGGCCGCCTACCACTACTCCGAGCTTTATACGCGCTGGCGGAAGGCGGTAGGCACCAGCGAGGCGGCCGGGCTCGGCGAGCGCCATAGCCGGCTCCACCTCGGGAACGAGCAGTACGACGAGGTGCAGGCCGCCATCCGCCGGCACCGGCGCTACCGGGAGGACGAGTGATGCGGCGCTTCCTCGCCCTCTTTCGCAGGCGTCGGCACTTGCGGCCAACTGCCTACCACCGCTTCCTTGCGGTCCACCTGTTCTACGCGCTGCCGCACAGCGCCATGGAGGAGTGAATGAAGCCGGGACAGATCATCTACATCATCCCCGAGCACAAGGCGATGGACTTCGTGGAAGCGATCCCGCTGCATCAAGGCGAGGGCGGGGTCTACAAGGCGAAGCGCGGCGGCACCGGCGGGAGCAGCAATAGCTCAACGCCGGGGCGGGCTCGCCCCCTGCAACTGATCCGGCGCGCCCTGGATAGCGCCTGGCGCGCTAAGTACGGCAAGCAGGAGCCCAGGGTATGAGGTACAAGCGTTACCAGATCACGATCTTCAAGCTGAGCCGCGAGACTTGGCGGGATTGCGTCGGTCGCTGGGCGCAGCGGATGGCGTCTGGCGACCGCACTCATAGGGAGTGGCGTGCGGCGTCGGCCGTTGCCCGCTACGACATAATGCGGCGCAACGGAATGGGGCCGCGCCTTGCAGCATTCCGCGCGATCCTTGGCCAGGTAGACCTTTCCGTTTCAGAGATCAAGCAATGAGCATGAGCCCCATGGAGCTGTACCACGAGGCCGACAAGTTCCTAGATGCCCGCGGCCCGGGCGACTGGAAAAAAGGGCTTGACGAACTGACGAAAAACCCTCAACATGCCGCCTACATCAAGCGGCTCATTGCGATGATCAGGGGCCGCGCAGCAGTGAGAGGATGGATATGAGCGGCGTCGGTAAGCAAGCGAAGGTTCTGGAGCCCAGGCAGGTCAACAAGGTCCTGCGGGCCATCAAGGAACGCGGTCGGCACCACGAGCGGGACACCGTGGCGTTCCTGCTCAGCGTCAAGCAAGGGCTCCGCGCATGCGAGATCGCTAAGCTGACCTGGAGCATGGTCACGCGCCCGGACGGTACGCTGGACGACGCGATCCACCTCCGCAACCGGATCACCAAGGGCAAGGTCGGGGGCCGCATTCTCCCACTTCACAAGCAGACCAAGGACGCTCTGGCAGCGCTTCAACTGAAGGTCGTGGCGCGGCCCGAGGACCCGGTGATCAAAAGCGAGCGGGCCGCGCACCCCTTTCTATCCTCGCACGCCATGGTGGTCTTCTTTCAGCGCCTCTACGGCGATCTGGGCCTGGAGGGCTGCTCGTCGCACTCTGGCCGCCGCACGTTCGCCACTCGGGCCGTGCGCGCCATCGAGGACGCGGGCGGCACCATCCGGGACGTGCAAATGCTGATGGGCCACAAGTCTCTCGAAAGCACCGCTGTCTACATCGAGCAGGACAGCGATGCCCAGAGAGCCGTCATGGAGTTTATCTGATGAAGCGTTCCCAGATACAAGACGCCGCGATCGTCAGCGGTCGGCTGACCGAGATCGAGCGGATATACAAGATCATCGAGGAGGGCCGGCGCTACAAGCACGTCAAAACCGTGGGGCTTGACTTCGTTGCTGTCGGCCATGAGAGCGAGGGCGGCTCTATCTCGCTGGACCCGGGAACGGCCCTGAAAATCCTCGGGCAGCTCCAGGCTGAGGATGAGGCTACGTTGCAGCTCATGGGAGTTGAGAAATGACGACCGAGAGCACCGCTGACCGCGCTTTGACGAACCAGGAGAAGCTGAAGGCGTTCGCCGAGGCGGCGCTGAAGCGCATGGGCCTCCTGGATGCCGACACGACGCCGCAGCAGGATATCGCCGGTGCCGCTCTTCTGGCGAAGCTCCAGAACGCGGAGCGGCTAGCGCCCCGGCATCCGGGGACGCCGCGCGCCGCTGAGACGACTATCATCTTCACCGGCGCGACATTCCTCCGCGCAGACCTGAAGCCGGGCGGGCAGCCATTCTTCGTGGAGCGGGGGATGGACCGCAAGACCCTCTATGCTGCCACCCGGGCTCGGCCCCGCGGCAAGCGGGAAGGTGGACCGGGCCGCCCGGAGCGTGGATATGCCTTCCCGGCTGGCGTGGCGCAGGAGTGGATCGGCTCGCTTATGGACGACTGGGCGGCCGAGAAGGGGGCCGAGGAGAAGCCACCGCTGCGGCTCCTGACCGTGCCGCGCTCAGCGCCGTTAACGGCGTGGAGGGGGAGGAGGGGGTAAAATCGCTTTTCTAGGGTTTAGACCCCTCCCCTGGCACCCCTGGGATTAAGCTTACTATCCAACTGGCGTATCGTTACTGATACCGCTGAAGATTTTTCTTTGTTCACGCTCTTTCTTGTTGCAATTAACCAACGAGAGTGACTACATTTCTCTTGTGAACAAGAGGAGTGCCTAACATGCTAACAGCAATCGTGCTAGTCGCCTTAGCCTTGCTAGGCGTCAATAGTCTGTTTAACCGCTTTCGGCATTGTCGGCATTGCTGCCCGACTTGTGGCGCGACCGCGGCGGAGCGGGAACAAGAAGCGGCGCGGCATTGGGTACGGCCGCCTTGCGGAGGTGCAAACCATGAATAACTCGCCTTACCTTGACCTACCGTGCCGTACCTTGGCGCGCGCCATTGCGGATATCAGCTTGGCGAAATCGCCGCTTGGCGTTTTAGATCATGCTTACGGTCTATGCCTTGATGTTTGCGCGCCGGCCGCCGTTCATTCTACTTTGCGGGAGGTGACTGCTATTCCTCGCTCCCGCATGTAGCAGCCTCGCGGCGGCCGGGAGTATCCGCCGCGAGAGTGCTGCATACCGCAGTGGGGTGCAATCCCGCACCAATAAGAGGAATGAACATGAAGCTTATTATGTCCTACAGTCCCGAAAGCCTTCGCGTCATGGCCGACCATGTGGCGCGCGTCACGAAAACCGCGGGCGAATATCTGCTAGAGAACCACCGCCGCATCATGGCGGCAATTGAGGTGGTTTTGGAGAGCACGGCGAAAGCTCGGGCAATCCTTGCCAAGCAAGCCGGGAGGGCCGCTCGCTCGGCGGCCGGTTACTCGCTATTCAAATGTCTGCGTGTTCTGGCCGCTGCTTCTGTCGTCGCCAGTGGTGTCGTCCGTGCGTTGGACATTCTTTGCCGCCGAGGCACTGGGGTGTGGCTCGCTAACGAAGTGAGCGGTGCGTGACCCGCAAAGCCCCTAAAGACTTTGTCCCGCCAGGCTCTAGCGATGGGGACTTGGGCGGCCGGATAGTCAGTGATCAGCGATGGCGCGAAGGCTTCGACAAATTCCGCCGGCAAGAAGGGCGAGACCCTGCCGCCGAGGACCGAGCCTACATAGACTTTTTGAAGGACGAGCTGTGAAACTGGAATTCTCGCTGGCGATCCGGCTAGGCTTCTTTATTGGCCTTGCCGCCGGTTGGATCGCGGCGCGGCGATTACGGCGTGGCCCGAGAGGTGGCTAGAGCTTCCGGCCAGGTCTGAGAGCCGCTGGCTGGCGTACCGGCTGAGGCTGAGAGCGTGGGCGCGGCCCGCGCGTTCCCCGGAGAGCTGGCCGACGCCGGGATACGCGAGCGGCTTCCGGTCGCGGCGTCCCAGTAGGCCCCCTCCACCGCGCTTTGCCTTCTTGAGCATAGCCCTTGCTATCGCCTCGAATGAGCTGGCTGGCGAGCCGTAGACGCGCTCGCCGCGCCCGGCCGCCAAGCGCTCTGCTTGGAGCTGGGCAATCCGCTTGACCTTGGCAGCGGTCTCCGCCAGCATACCCCCTCCACCGCTGGAGAAGCGGCCGTGGTTGTCGCGAGCCTCGTCCTTCTGGAACTGCGCCGCGTATGCGAAGAGCCCGCTCACGGCAGGAACCCCGAAGCGAGGGACAGCGAGTGATCGGTCAGCATATCTACAGAAAGGGTTGTACCGGAATAGGTCCCCGCCGTCTTAATCAGCATCCGGAACATGGCGCCGATCGAGCAGGAGAGAACCTGCCCCGGCGAAAAACTCTGATCGTTGTGGAGTTGCCTGCTCGTCCCGCTCCCGGTCACTCGTGCCAGATTATAAAACTCGTTGGCCGAGACTTTGTAGAACGGATACATATAGATGCTGTCCCACCAGCTAGCCCCGCCATCGTAGGATGTCTGGAGGAAGACGTTGACGTTCGTGCCGCCGCTCCCGTACTTGAACTGCGCGAAGAATTTGTATGCCTTCGGCGCAGAACGTCGGATGCCTGTGGGCGTCGTGTCGATCGCCGCCGCCTTCAGGACGTTCCCAATCTGGGTGTACGCCGCGATCGGCGAGGTTATAGGGTAATTCCGAACGAGGAACGTGGGAACCTCCCTTACTTCTCGATGCCGGAGGCGTTGCTGAGCGGCGTATCCGTGACCAGGGCGATCGTCAGAGCCGTAGCGGCATAAGTCCCCGTCGTCGTAAGCAGCGCGCGAAACATGCTGCCCAACGCTGCGGTCACGCCAACCCCGGCGGATAAGCTTTGGTTGTTCGTGAGCGTGGTGAAGTTGGAGCTGTTGGCCGCGTCGGTCATGTTGTAGAGATACGCAGCCGTGCCGGTCGTCCACTGCGGGAAGTGGAGGATATCCCACCAGCTCGCGCCACCGTCATATGAAGTCTGGATAAAGGCATCGACCGTAGTGCCACCGCTCCCGTAGTTGAGGTAGCCGAAGAAGCCGACGCTCTGAGGCGCATTGTACGTCGCCTTCAGGATCAGGCCCTTTTGCGGGTAGGACGAGATGGCCGTGGTGATGGGGAAGGCGCTGAGGAGAAACATGGCTGAGCCCTCTATGGAATTCCGGTCGCCAGAGTAGACCGAAGATGTTAACGATCGTTCAATCTAGGGCTTAACGCGATCTTAAAACACTTTAGCGCATTCTTGAGCCCCTCGTCAACCCCGAACGAAGGGCATTATGGCTGCATATCCCGCCGATTTCGATAACTGGGACGAGTACGAACGCGACCTGTTCATCTGGCGGAAGCGCTGGCTCGATCTTGTGGAGGAGCGCGCGATAGAGCTGGGCTGGCCTACGGCCGCCGGCTGCTTCCCCGGAACTTACCTTGACGAGGCCGGCTACTGGCACGGCCAGCTCCCGCCCCCCGGCGAATGGGGTATGTGGGTGCTCATGGCGGGCCGCGGCTACGGTAAGACCCGCTGCGCTTCTGAAGACATGGCCTGGTACGGGCTCACTCACCCGAAGACCCAGCTCCTCGTCGTCGGTCCGACCTACGAGAAGATGATCAACGTGGATTTCGAGGGCGAGAGCGGCCTGGTTACGATCCTGCCCGACAAGTGGGTGCAGCATTGGCACTCCTCCGAAAAGGAACTGCTGCTGACGAACGGCACCATATACCGGGGGATTTCGGCCGAGACGCCGGATCGAATTCGGGGCTACGCCTTCGCGCGATCTTGGATAGACGAGCTGGGGGAGATGGTCTTGAACGGCGCTGAGGTGCTCGATCAAGTGGAGCTGGCGACCCGTGTCCCGCCGGACCCGCGCATAATCATCACGACCACACCGAAGCCAACCCGCTTGATGCGGGACCTGCGCGACGAAGCTGTACCCCCTCCGCCGCGGCCCGGCGCAGAGATCGACGCCGGCCCGGCAGTCCCGGGGAAGGCGCGCTCGCTGATGTCCTCCGGGACGATCTATTCCGACTGTTTCGTGGGATTTTGATCATGGCTGAAGAGAAGACATCTCGCCGCGTCGTGATGACGATCGGGGGAACCTACGACAATAAGGCCCACCTGGCAAAGCCGTACATTGCGCGGCTCGCGCGCATGGAGGGCACGCGCCTCGGGCGTCAGGAACTTTACGGCGAGATACTGGACGACGTTGCCGGCGCGAACTGGACCCTGGAGGTTCTGGAGCGGTGCCGCGTATTGCGTCCGAAAGTACCCCCATTGAAGCGCATCGTGGTCGGGGTTGACCCGGCCGTAACCAATGTGGCAATCGCCGAGCAGGAGCGGCAGCTTGAGAGCGGCGGCAAGGCTCGGAAGCTCTCCGGCGCTGAGACGGGCATCGTGGTCGCCGGGCTCGGGGTTGATGGCTGCGCCTACGTCCTGGGGGACTACAGCCTCATGGGCTCCCCGCTCGTTTGGGCAAGACGAGTTCACGAAGCGTACTGCGATTTCAAGGCTGGCCGAGTAGTAGCCGAAAAGAACAACGGCGGCGACCTAGTAGAGAGCAACCTACGGGCAATAATGGCGAACATCCCGCTCAAGCTGGTATTTGCAAAAGACGGGAAGATTACTCGCGCCGAGCCTGTATCAAGTCTCTATGAGCGCACTCCGCCTATGGTATACCACGTAGGGGTGTTCCCGGAACTTGAGGAGCAAATGCTGACCTACACCGGAGACCCCAAGCAAGCGTCACCCGACCGAATGGATGCCCTTGTCTGGGCGTTAACGGAATTGATGTTAGATAGTCTCCCGACCCCTATGGTGGGGCCGGTGAGCGTCGAGGGCGAGAACTTCTGGAGAACCCCCTATGCCGGATGATCCGAACACTGTCCGCGTCGGGAACCTAGCGCCGAGCGACTTCTACGTCGAGGCCGGCAACACCGGTTTGAAGGTCTTCGGCGGGTACGTCGTCGAGGAATTCGAGCCAAACCTGCGCGGGCTCCGCGGTGCCCGTATGATGCGGGAAATGTGGGACACTGATCCGACGATCGGTGCTATCATCTTTGTAATCTCGCAAGCCATCCGCAAAGTCCAATGGCATTTGTCGCCAGCCGATCAGTCGCTCCCGTCATTGCTCGCGCAGGAATTCTTTGAGGGCACGATGGCGGATATGGATCATACCTGGGATGATTTCATATCCGAGGTGATGTCGATGTTCGTTTGGGGCTATGCGCCCTTCGAGATCGTGCTGAAAATACGCCAGGGTGCCGACGCGAAGGACCCGCGCTACCGGAGCCGCTTCGATGACGGCATGATCGGTGTGCGCAAGCTCGCCATGCGAAGCCAAGAGACGATCCTGCGCTGGATCATGGACGCGGACAACAACGATATTCTGGGCGTCGTGCAAATCCCTTGGACAGGCGGCATCCGCACCATCCCGGCGGAGAAGATGCTGCTGTTCCGCACGATCAGCTTCCGCAACAATCCCGAGGGCCGCTCGCTCATGCGGAACGCCTATCGGCCGTACTACTTCCGGAAACGGATGGAAGAGATCGAGGCGATCGGTATCGAGCGCGACCTAGCGGGCCTGCCGGTCCTGAAAATACCCGCTGAGTTGATCGCCGCGGCTAACTCAGGCAGTGATCCGAAGGCTTCGGCCACACTCGCTGCCTACAAGAACATGATCATCAATATCCGTCGCAACACTCAGGAAGGCGTCGTGCTCCCCGGCGACACGGACCAGCACGGCAAACCGCTCTTCGATCTGACGCTCCTGCACAGCGGCGGGCAGCGGCAATTCGACACCTCCGTCATCATCAACCGGTATACCCAGTTGATCGCGACGACGGTCATGGCAGACTTCTTGCTCCTCGGCCATACTTCTCGCGGCGGCTCCCAGGCTCTCGGCACCTCGAAGGTGGATATGTTCTATTCCGCGATCGAGGGCATGGTGCAGAACATCGTCTCGGTGCTCAACTCCCAGCTTGTCCCCCTCCTCGGTACGCTCAACGGCATCCCGTCGAAGAATTGGCCGCAGTTCTACGCGGACAAGGCGGAGCAGATCGATCTCGGCAAGCTCGGCGCATTCATCAACGCTCTCGCGGCGTCGGGTATGCAGCTCTTCCCGAACCCCAACCTCGAAGAGTACCTGTATCAGGTCGCGGGGCTGCCGGAGCCGGACGACGAGACGCAGCAAATGCAAAGCCAGACGAACGCTCTGGAGCATGCTGGCAAGATCAATGCCCTCACGCAAGCGCTCCAGCCCGCCGCTCCTCTGGAGGAGGTCACGCCAGCTCCAAAGGGCGGGAACCTCGATGCCGGCGCGCAGCAACCGCCCGGACAAGCTGGAGGTGGTCAGCAGCCCCCGCAGAAAATGGGCGGAGGCGGTGGAAATCCGCAAGCTCCGCAGGGGCAGTTCGGGCCGCCCCGCGGCAAGGGGCCGCCGAAGGCCCCAGGTCCGCGCGTCCACCTCATTTCGAGCGGCTTCGGCGGCGGTGGCATGAACAAGCGTCGCTTCCCGAGCCTGTTTGAATATCGGAGGGCTGCCTAATGCCTTTCGTCTACCACCGCCTCGGCGCATCCGATGTCCCCGGGCATCTTGTGCAGCCGCCGCATGATGGCTTGCGCGTATTGGCGGAAGCGACGCAGCCGCACATTGCCCGCACTATCCAAGAGGCGATGATACGCCTCAAGAACGAGATCACTCCCCGTTTCATGTACCGTGCGATGACGAGCGGCCAGGGCGTAGGCTTTGCCCTGACTGGAGCCATCGACCAATTTAAGGACGACCTTCGCGCCGCCAAAATCTTCCTCGCGAATGTCCACCTCCAGGCCGGTGCCATCATGGAGCATCGGCTAGGCTTCCGCATCCGGAAGGACGCGATCAACTTCGATCTTGGCGCGTTGCCGCAGCCAACTCAGGACGCCCTCGATAATTACGATTTCGGGCTGGTGCGCGAGGTGTCGGACGATGTTCGTCGCTCAATCTCCAACGTGATCACCCAAGGCGTGCAGAGCGGGTGGTCGCCCGACAAGATGGCTCGCGAGTTGAAGACCGCGATTGGGCTCACCAGTGATCAGTACGATGCTGTATCCAATTACCGCTCTATGCTGGAGAACGGCCGCCCGGATGCCCTTGATCGGCAGCTACGCGATGCGACGTTCGATCCCGAGGTGCAGTCCGCGGTGGACGGCTTGACAAAACTCACGCCGGATCAAATCGAGCGCTTCTCCAACCGGTACGCCGATCGTTACCTCGCTTACCGCGCCAACACGATCGCCCGCTACGAAAGTCTGCGAGCCTCCAACCAGGGCGGCTCAGATAGCGTGCAGTCCGCGATCGACGCGGGTGTCATTTCACCCGAGGATGTCACCACGAACTGGATGATCGCCAACGATGAGATCACTTGCCCACGTTGCCGCTCGGTCGTGGATATCCAGCCTGACGGCGTGCCGTTCGGAACAGCCTTCACTTGGGCAGCCGGGAAGCGCACCGGGCAAGTCATGCTCGCGCCCTTGCACCCTGACTGCCGTTGCACGAACACTTACAACGTCGTTCGCTCGGCGCTGGAGGCGGCGTGATGGCTGAATTCCAGAAGGTCAGCAAGCTAGACGCTGATTACGGCGAGGGTATGGACGATCGCCGTTGCGAAAACTGTACGTTCTTTCGGAAGTCCG